CTAGGTGAGGCCGCGGACCCAGGCGGGGAGGTGGGCGATGGTATCGAGTTCGGCGAAGCGGGGGTGCGCCCTGGGCGAGTCGGCCATCTCGTGGGCCCAGGTCAGCGGATAGGGCACGTGGGCGGCGTAGGCGCCCGCCTCGAGGGCGGGAAGGATGTCCGAACGCACCGAGTTGCCGCACATCACGCCCTGGGCCGCGCCCGTGCCGTGGCGGGCGAAGACCCGCTCGTAGGTGGAGGCGTCCTTTTCGGAGACGATCTCCACGGCCACGAAGAGGTCGCCGAGGCCCGAGGCGGCGAGCTTCTGCTCCTGGTGCAGCAGGTCGCCCTTGGTGATCAGCACGAGCCGGTAGTCCTTGGAGAGCTCGGCCAGCGCCTGGTCGACGCCCGGCAGGGGTTCGACCGGATGGCCCAGCATCTCGCGCCCGGCGGCGAGGATCTCGGCGATGATCCGCGAGGGCGCCTCGTTGCCGGTGAGCTCCATGGCCGTCTCGATCATCGACAGGGTGAAACCCTTCACCCCGTAGCCATAGAGCGAGAGATTCCGCCGCTCGACCTCGGCCAGCTTGGCCTCGAGGATTTCCGGCGCGGCGATGTCACTCATCAGCGACCGGAAGCGGTCCTGGGTGAGGCGAAAGATCGACTCGTTGTGCCAAAGAGTATCATCTGCATCAAATCCGATGGTTGTGATCATCACTTGCGGGTCACTTGCGCTGTGGTGGGGTATGCCGGCGGCCAGAGATCTAACCGGACTTCGCTTTGGACGACTTGTCGCGATCCGACTAGACGGACATTTCGGGCGAGCCAGAGCGTGGTTGTGTCGGTGCGATTGCGGCGTCGAACTCCGCGTTCGCATGGGGTGCCTCGTCACCGGCAACACGCGAAGCTGTGGCTGCTATTCGCGGGAGCGAGCCTCGGAGACGGCCAAGCGGGTTAAGCGGGTGCACGGGATGAAAGGCACGCCAGAGCACAACATCTGGAGTTCAATGCGCGCGCGTTGCCACGATGCCCGCAACCCGAAATACGCCCGGTGGGGAGGTCGCGGGATAAGGGTCTGCGAGCGGTGGCAAAGCTTCGAGGCGTTCCTCGCCGACATGGGGCCCCGACCTGGGCCGGGATACTCGCTGGATCGCATCGACAACAACGGCGACTACGAGCCTGGCAATTGCCGGTGGGCTACGGCTAAGGAGCAAGCCTCCAACACCCGCCGAAATAGATATGTGGAACTCTCCGGAGAGCGGATGACGCTATCGGAGTTTCTGCGGCGATATGGGCTGGGCGATCGCTCAGTCCGCGTGAAGCTGGCGCTGGGAATGACAGCAGAGCAGATCGTCGCAAGGGTCCGACGCCCTCGCATGACAAACGCCGAGGCGGCGGCCCTCGCTCGCTCAATCAGCTAACATCTATTTCAGCGCCACAGACGCTCAGATCACGGCAAGGCTGGACAGGGAAGAAGCACGAAGGGTGGCGGTTAATATCGCACGGTTGCCGGATTTGCTGAGGAAGGAGTGAGCTGCGGAGAACGGCCCGGCCGAACCTTCAGCGCCAGCGAGATCGGGTTCAGCGGCCCCGTTTCCGGTTTGAGTCCGCCCCTCGCTCCCCGCCACCCAGTAAACCAGATGGCCGTGTCTATGGCGCCGCTCCGCAGCACTGACTCTTATAACGAATCCAACGCTCTAGATCAACGAAAACCGTTGCCTTCCGGGGTGTTTTTGCTAGTATGGGGCGTCCCGTTTACCTTCTCTCTAGCCTCGTCGTAGAGCCTGACGACACGCTGGTAGGCGTCCCACCCTCTCAGGCATTCGGCCGAGTTGCCGTCGATCCCGGCGAGGGCGTCAGCGGCCGAAATTGCGGGCTGATCCGCAGGCTTTCCGGCAAGGGTGGGATCGTCGGGCAAACCAAGGCCGGCGTTGTAGTTCCGCACCCAGCCAGCGCCGAGCACAACGTCAGCAGCAGAGCCTTTCGGGACATCGGCGGGAATCCTCTGGATGATGGTCTTGGTTCGGGTGACGATGCGGGCTTGAGCCTCGGTGGCGTCAGATCCAGCCTTGGCGGCGTTCGCGGCGAGCTGGCCGGAGAGCTGCTTGGCGCGGGCTTCGGCCTTGGCGACGCGGGCTTGCCACACGGCCCGCTCATCTCCCCTCCCCTTGGCGTACTGGTGGTGAGACCAGAAGCCGAGGGCGAGGAGGATCAGGAGGGCGGCGGCGAGTTGGAGGCGGAAGCGGGAGAGGAGGGCGACGGCGATCAAAGCGTATCGACCTCGATTGCGACCGGCTGCGGGGCCGCCCCCATCATCGACACCTTGACCGGAAAACCGGCCGCAAGAAGCGCTAGCTCCTCCGCGTCCGGCTTCCAATAGGTCGAAATGAACCCGTCGCCTCTTGCCGCTGGCAGGTCATCGCAGCCAGCCAGCGAGAACACGACGTCGCACGCCGAGGTTCGGATCGGCGTCATGCGGTGATGTGCTTAACCGCCCACATCACGGCTTCCTCGATCTTGGTCTTGGCGAGCGACAGTTCACGGCTCGCGCCAATGTCCTCGACCAGATCGTGGAACTTCAGACCCTCATCCTTGATGGCCTGCATCTGCGCCTTCTCGGCGTCGCTCAGAACTCGGTACGCGTGGCGCATGACGTTGTTCACGGTGCGCTCATCAGAGGTGGAATCGACAGTCGCCATTTCGGGTCTCCTGCTGGCGTTTTTGACTTCGAAGAATCCCACGGCAGCGCTTGAAAGTCCAGCATTTTCATGCTACGAAGTAGGCGCTTTCGGTGGATACCCAATCCCCGCCAACCACTTCCTGTTCAGCCATTGCTTCATCAGGACGGCCATCAGGACCACGAGCCCCGCAAGGCTCGCGATCCAGAAGCCAAGGCCGAGGATGATGGCGCTCATCGCAGACCCCTCTCGCAGAGCGCCTGTTCCTCGGCTCTCCTGGCGACCAGACCGGGCAGCTTCTTCTTTCCAGCGAAGACGTAGAGCCTCAGCGCTCCACACGCCTCTCCCAAGCGGCCGGCGCGCGCTAGCTGCGCCACCCGCGAAGCGCAGAAACCCGCGCTGCCGATGTTGTACGAAAAGGACAGGAACGCGGCTCGCGTATCGGTCGGCAGGTTCTCAGGCAGACAGTGGGCGACTTCCAGGCCGTGTTGAACGAGCGCCTGGGCCGTCATCTGCTCGCATTGCTCGTCGGTATAGGTCTTGCCCGCCACAACCCCCTTCGTCACCCCGGCACAGGCCGTAGGGATCTCTACCGGGTCGCTGTAGGTCTTCGTGACCCAGCCCTCGCGATTGACCACCAGCGGCGCAGCGATGGCGGCCGATGCGAAGACCGCCGCCATGACGCCCGCGGCTTTCTGGCCCCGGCTAGCCATTCGGAGGCCGCTCCGAGGACGAGGCGAGGCCCAGCATGGCCCCTACGCTCGTCAGGATCGCCGCTAGCCCCAGCGCAAAGCTCTGGAAGTCCATGGGCGAGTGATTGATCGCCACGCTATGGATCGGGAGCCAGAGGTATTCCACCGTGCCCGCGAGCGCGATCATGCGCTTGGCGTCCAAGGTCTCGTTGTCGCGCTCCGTGACCAGATGCCTCAGCCAGGCGGGGAATAGCCAGCCCTTGATGCGCTGCCAGATCATGCGGCCCTCCTGTCCGCGCCATCGCCCGAGTAGCGGTCGCGAAGGCGCAGCATCGAGATCGCCTCGAAGTCCACGATCTGGCCGCCCCAGACGGTCAGCATCAGACAGCCCCACCACCAGCCCCCCGGCCCGGTCATGGCGTAGGACTCGTATTCTCCCCAGGGCAGCGCGCACCCCGCCTGGATGACGCTGATGCGCTCCTGGTGGCCCATCTTGGCGTCGTTGAAGACCTGAAGCTGATGAGTGTGCCCGTGGACCAGGGCGGAGGTCAGCATGGCCCCGGCGCGGTGTGTGGCGGTCTTGCCCCCCATCGGGCGCCCCATGCCGTTGATCGGTGCGTGGGTGAACGCTACGCCCTCGACATAGGCCAGCTCACCGAAGGGGCGCTCCCGCCAGCCGAATTGCAGCAAGTGCTCGGCGTAGGTGTGGGTATGCGTCCCCTCGCTCTCGGGGTGCTCGTTCTCGAAGGCCCAGAGGCGCTGTTCGTGGTTGCCGCGGGTCTTGATCCGCTTGGGCTTCCAGTCCGCCGCCCTGCCCGCCTCGAAGGCTTGAAGGCTGGCAAGGTGGTTGTCCAGATCGGCCCGAATGGATGGCTTCAGGCGGCCTCTTAGGGTATCGTTCTTGTCGTGGCGCGAGCAGCTATCGAACGTGCCCGCATCGCCCAGATCGACCACAACGGACGGCCGGCGCTCGGAGCCCAGGCGTGCTATCCACGTCGTGCAGGCCAGGCGGTGCTCGTGCCGGGGGTCGTTGTGTCGGTCGGGGATCACCAGCACTTGCACAGGCTCGCCGCTCGGGACCGCGAGGGACGGCTCTGGCGCGGGGGCCTCCCGCAGCATCACGCTCGGGGTGGGCTGCTGGGGTCGGGCCGGCCGGTAAAGCGTCCAGTCCGGCTCCAGCCCGTAGTTCTTCCTCGCCGCCTCGACCCGGTTGGCGAAGGCATGGACGGTGTTGATCCAGCCGTCTTCCAGGGCCTGTCTTGCGGCGGCCTCGACGGCTGACTTTCCCCCCCCGAACCCCAGGGGAACACATCCGGCGCGTAGCTGGGCCTCGACGCGGGCGACGGCCTCTTCGGCAAGCTCCCTGCGGAGCGGGGGGGTGGGCATCAGGCCTCGCTATCCGCGGCGACCTCGGGGAGGCCCGGGAGAAGTCTCGTGCGCTTGCGTCCCCGCCGAAGCGGGAGCGGCGTCAGGAGGTGGGGGTGGGATGCGACCCAGGCGCGGCGCTTCTCGACGTAGGCCGAGTGCAGCAGCCGGGCAGTCGCGGGCCAGGCGTTGTCGATCATGCCTGAATGGCCTCGCAGCAGAGGTCGCCGGGAGCGCGCCATTGAAGCGGCGTCGAGGTGTCCAGCGCCCGCGTCGCGCAGGCCGCAAGCCACATGACGATGAGGACAACCAGCGCTCTCATGGCGCTATGATCACCCCGCCTCGTTGCGCCTCAGCCAAACGCTAGGGCTGGGCTCCGAACAGAGCGGCAATGCGGCTTTTGATGAGCCACCAGATCACGGCGATGAAGACCCCAGCCGTTGTGATGGCGACCTTGGCCCGGTCCTTGAGGATGTCGTAGGCCAGCACCTTCGCCTTGATCGCCCCCACGTCGGTTTTCAGGGACGCCAGTTCCTCAAACAGCTCGTCCAGGCGCTCATGCACGGTCTGTCTAGGAGGCATGACACGGCCCTGATTTCGTGGTTATCTGGCCCGAATGGCAAAAGACTGGACGGACGCCGAGTTCGAGGTCGTCGGCAACCATTACCGCCCCGGTGAGCGTCACAGGGACCCCAAGCACAAGCGCTGGATTTTCACGGGCCGCGAAGACCTGTTCGGCCGCCCGCTCTGGTACAAGCCGCCTCGGTTTTCCAAGCTCGCGCTTTTCGCGGTCTTGTGCGCGATCTACCCTGGCGGGGCCATCGTGCTTTGGCTGGTTGTCTGGGCCGCTCACAAGCTTGCCTCCTACTGGCCCGGCTGAGTGAGGCCGGCGGCGGCCTGACCCGCTCCCGTCCCCATCGAGCGGCGCAGTACGTCCGACACATAGGCGGCGCGTTGGGCGGCATTCATGCGCTTGACGACCATGGGGAGGTCTTCCGCATTGTGGCTGGAGAGCACGGAGGCGATGGTCTCCGCGGACCCCTCCGGCATTGGGCTCTCCATGCCCATCCGGTGGATCGCCCGGACCAGCGCAATAGGGTTCATGCCCGCCGCCGCCGGGATCGCTTGAGCCACCCCTTCAAGCTGCGGGTCTGACGGCTCCATGGCGTTCAGGATCTGCCGCGCGGTCGTCGAGTTGCCGAACGCCGCGGCATTCGTTCCGTGCATGGTCTTTTCGGCCTGCATCGCGCGGTAGAAGTCCGCGAACGACTTGGCGTCCGGGAATAGCGCCTTGAAGCGCGCGAGTTGGTTCGGCTTGAGAAGGCCCGCCTGGTTGGCAGCGTCATAGGTGACGTTGGCATTCCCGAGCTTGGTTTGCAGCGCCTGAAGGGCTCCGAGGCGCATCATCTGGCGCTCGGATTCGGGCCGGGCGTCCAGGGCGGCGGACATCACCGGCACGTCTTCGCTAAGCAAGCCGCGCCCCTCTTCCAGCGCATCCTTCATCGCCGTGGGACCCGCGAACGCATCGCGAGCGGCCTTGTAGTCCGGGTTCAGCCCGTCCAGCTTGCCGACGAAACGGGAGAGATAGCCCTTGATCGCGCCTTGCTCGTTGGCCCCGATCCCTTGGACCTTGCCCTCTTTCACGAGATCGTCGAGACCCTGCTTCATCAGGTCAAGCGTGCGCCAGTCCAGCGTATTCGGCATTTTCTCCGGAAGGGGCTGAATGGCCTCGCTGCCGTCCGGTAGCTTGACAAACTCCTTCTCAGATATGCCGCGGGCTCTTGCGTACGCGTCGTTGAACAGCTTGGTTCCGGAGAACTCAGGAAGTTGGCCAACGTCTACCGGAGGCGCTTGATACGCCTTCGCGTATGCGGGTCCGGCCTGCGCCTTCCGCGCCGCGAGGATGCTGTCCAGCTCGCCGTAGTAGTCCTTGCCGCCAAGACCAAGGCCGGTCTGCGCCTGGTCGGAAATGCGCAGCGACGACGGGCGCACCAGCCACGTTCCCGTATCTGGATCGAAGACGCCATTTTGGCGAGGCGTGAGGTTTTCCTGGGCGATGGTCGCGCCGCGACCTGGCCGGTTGATCGCCGCACGCAGCAGGTCGCGCGCAGCCTCCCCCGTGTCAGCCAGCGTGCCGAATGGGCCGATGTTGCGAACCGCCGCCGCCATCTCCTCCGGCGTCATCTTCTGCCGCTCGGCCGCCCTCGCCAGACGCATGTAGGCGTCATCCACCTCGCTAGCCGGCGTCGTGAGATCGGAGCGTTGAGCCGTGACGAGGGCGGATTCCAGATCCCCCCGGTCGGGCTTCATGTCCGAAGCCTTGGGGTTCTCTCCACGCAGGATGCTCGCCAGCCGCTCGGCCTCAGCCTGGGCGGGCGTCTGCACTACGCGGCCGCCACGCACCGCATCGACGAGACGCCCACCCGTCGCGCGCCACGCTGTACCCGCCACATTAGACACGAGCGGCAACGCAGCTCCGGCCGCGCCCCCAAAGAGGCCGCCCGCCTCCGCGCCGCGAATACGCGACGGGTCGCTGGCCCCGCCCTCACCCATTCCGTAGCCATGCAGGCCGCCAATAGCGCCGCCCTCGACAGCTCCGGCCGCAATCCGGGGCAAGAGGCCCGGCGTAGAGCCAATGGGCGCCGCAGACTCCACAATGCGGCTAGCGGGCGCGAGGGCGGGAAGCATGGCCACCGTCCCCGCCAGACCGCCACCGATTTGCTCGGCCGTGCTCTCTTTTGGATGCGCCTCGTCGAACGTCTGGTCTCGGTAGCGCTGGAGGTTTTCCGCCGCCTTATATCGCTCGCCGAAGGTCGGCAGGTTGCCGATTTCCTGGCGAGGGTCGTACTGCATCAGCGCCTGCACAAGGGCCGGCGCCTTGCGTAGCGCCGGCTCCAGCGCCGGAGCGAGCAACGCAGCCGTAGCAGCATTGGCCTCATCGGCGAACGCTCCCAGCACGGGAACGCCCCGAGCGACGGCGCGCACGCGGTCAGTGACGGAGCTTCCTATGTCTCCAACAGTGCTGTTCGGAACCTGCTGAACCTTGCCCTGGGTATCGACGAAGAACTGGCCCTGATCCGGGAAATCCCCGGGATTGATCTGCGCCTTCGGCAGGCGCGCGGAGCCGGGAGCTGCTTGCGGGTCCAGCCCACCAGTCGCCGCGAGTTGCTGATAGGTCTGGGACTGCGCGGGGTTGAGGGGCTCGCCGGTTTGAGCGTTCGTCGGCTGGACGGCCTGCCCGCCGTTGAGCAGCGCCATCAATTCCTGATCGGAGAGCTTTGAAAGATCCGTCATGGAATGAGACCCAGCCGCTTGGCGCGCGCTTGCTGGGCGGGGCTCAGCGGCAACTTGCGACGCACAGCCTCAGCCAAAACAGCGTCCGCGCTGCCGGCCGGAGCATTCGCGCCGAGCGTTGGCGGACCGCCACCCTGGTCTGGCTGCGTCGAAGCCGCGCCCCACCCCATCTGATCGGCGAACGGCTGCGGGAAGACGTAGGTGTCAAACGCTCCTTCGCCATACAGCTTATCCACGCCCGGCTTAATCGACATGACGCGAGAGCGATAGGTCGTGTCCAGGTTCTTGTAGAGGTCGTTGGCCGTGCGATAGAGCTTGTCCCGCACGTCGGGCGTGAGCAGACCGCCGGATTGAAGGTACTGCGACAGGCTGCCGATGGAACCGGCGATGCCGTTCGACTTCATCTGAAGGTTCACGTCTTCGCCGCGAACCACCCCCTCGTCGATCAGCTTTTGCAGGCCGTTGACCATGGCGATGTCGCCGGTGCCGTTCTGCTGGCGATAGCCGGTCGTTACGGCGCCGTAGTTTTGGCGAACCTTCATGGCCGCATCCACGATGGGCTTCACCATCTCGGAATAGCGCATCGTCCCCTGCGCCACGTTCTGCGGCGCGGTGAGGTCGTACGGGCCGCCAGGAATAGGCGCGTAGTGACCGCCCGAGAACTGGTAGCCCGGCGGCGGGGTCTGAACACGCGTCGGGTCGGCGGGGCCGTTGCGCTGCGGCACAAGGCCGCCCTGCCCGTCCGACTGATAGCCCTCCGGGGGCTTGTAGACCGTGTTGCGGTTGCCGAGTGGACTCACGTCCTGTTGAACCCCAGCGGGAAGACCCCCGGCGGGGCCGTCGAGATGCTGCGTCATCGCCTCGCGCGGAACCGGAATGGCCGCAGTCGGCGCGCCGGCCGTGGGGTCCTTCGGCACGTAGAACGGCACGCCATTGATGATCTGCACCGTGGCTTCCACGGGCTGCGTCATCTTCTGGCGCATCTTGAGCGCTTCCTGCACGCCGACAGCGTGAGTGCGCGGGTCCATCAGCAAGCCTTGGACGTAATCGTATTCCTGCTGCGAGGGCTTCCAGGTGGGCCAACCCCCGGCCGCGGTCGCTTGGGGAGGAGTCGCGGCCGGGGGCGTCCCGCCAGCCGAGGGAGAGCTGCCCGGCGCGGAAGGGGGAGGAGGCGTCGGACCAGCCGAAGCCACCTGATAGGATTGGTTCGCCTGCTCCATGCTCGGCGAAATCTGCATCGGCCCCTGCGGCGCGGGGCCGGAGGTCATCTGCACGTCGGGCTGGCCGCCGAAGAAGACGTGCCGGCCGATGCGCTGCCCATTGCCCCTGGCCCACTCCGGGATCTGACGCCCGAGCTGGACTTGCAGGTCCGGGTTCAGGAAGTGGGTTGCGCCGTTCGTCGGATCGGGAGCCTGACCTGACAGCAGTTGGTCGGCCACGGCCTGCGCCGAGGCGTAGTCCTGCGGCCGGACACTGTTCGCGCGCGTGATGCCCTCGAACTGATGTGGGGCGTACACAACATCGGAGAGCGACTTGGCGCCGCCATATCCACTCTTGAGCCGGTTCAGCGCGACGTGACCCGCCGCGAGCATCCCCATCGGCCCCTCGCCGCCGGCTTCCGTGGCAATCATGCGGGTGAGAGCGTCGCGGTCCTGCGGCGAGAACAGGAGGCCAGTCGGTTGCGGTTGCTCCGGGGCTGGAGGCGGCTCCGGCGCGGGTTGAGGCGCCGGTTGCGGCGCAGCCTGCGGAACCGGCTGAGCCGGCTGGATGGCCGATTGCAGCGGCCCGAGCAGACGGGTCGTCTCGTCCTGCTGGTCGGCCTGCATCGCCTTGATAAGGGCGTCCTGGCCCTTGTTGTTGGCGCGCTGCATGATCGCCGTCGCCAGCAGCTTCGCCCCCAGCTCCCACGGCGAGCGGATGTTCTGCGCGCCCTCCGTCGTCAGGGTCTTGAGGGCGTCCGCCAGGTACTGGCTGCGGCGCAGCGCCTGTTGCGTCTGCGCGCCATAGGTATTGGCGAATTGCGCGGCGGCGAGCGGGTTCTGGTTGATGTCCACCGTAGGGCTGAGCGCAGCCATCTAGGCGGCCTCCAGTCCGTGGTAATTCACCCGCAGGTAGCCATCAGCGCCACGAACCACGAGGTCGGGGCGGACGCGCTTCAGTTCCTGCGCGATGACGCCGACGCGCTCCGGTCCGCCCCACTTGTAGCGGTAGGCGTAGAGCTTCACACCATCCTTGCGGCGACGCAGGAAGCGGACATCGGTCTTCAGTCGCGCGTCGGAGGCCATCAGCGCGGCAGAGCCGAGCGAGAACAACCCACCCATCAGGCCCGAGGAGGCCGCCTGCTTGGCCTGGGCGTTGGCGATCTGGCCCTGCTGGTTCAGCGCATAGGCGCCCAGCACGTCGGTCGGGGCGACCTGGCTTGGGGTGTACTGCACGCCGGTCGGCATCGAGACCTGGCTCATGCCGAGCAGCGAGCTTAGCTGATTGATCGGCTCATTCTGAATGTACGCCCGCTCTTGCAGCGCCTGCTGACGGGCGGTGTTGTTCTGCTGGGCCGCTGCGATGCGGGCCTGAAGCTGGAGCGCCGCAGCGTCCTTGTCTTCCCCAAAGCGCTGCGCCTCGGCCTGGTTGCCGAACGCCGCCACGCCCTGGTTCTGGGTGTACTGCTGGCCCGCTGCGGTGTTGTGGAACTGGCCCTGCTGGACCTGACGCCCGAACAGAGAGTTCGCCGCGTCCTCGCCAGCGCCGATGGCCGAGTATTGCGCCTGATTGTAGGCGTCGTTCTTGCCCTGCTGGAAGTTCATCAGGGCGGTCTTGTAGGCGTCGGAGTTCTCCGATAGGCCCTGGTTCGCTAGCCGCGTGCGCAGGGCGTTCTCTTCCTGTGAGAAGCGCGGATCGAGGCGCGAGGTCGCCTGGCCATACACTGCGTCGATGGCCTGCTGGCGCGCAGCGTTGAGGTCGCCGCCGACATCGCCTTGGATCGGCTGGCCCTGGTCGAAGCTCGTGGTGATCTGGCCCGGCGCGAGGCGGTTCACCTCCTCGCCGAAGTTGTGGCCATAGCGAAGCTGCGGCAGACCCGAGGTATCGAGCGGCGTTCCGAGAGCGCTGCTGACGCGGCCGAGCTGGTCGATGCCGACGCCAAGCGCGCCCTGCTGGATCTTGTTCGTGGAGTCGTAGAGCGCCTGTTCGGCGGGCGAGAGCGTGGTGGTCTGAGAATAGCCACCCGGCGCGTTCGGATCGGCGGCGTAGGTCACGGACCCGTTGGGACCGTGGGTATTAATGAGATTCAGTCTCTGCTGTTCACGAGCCGTCTCTATATTGGCTTGCGACTGCGCCTGTGCCGTCGCAACCGGATCTACCGGAGTGACCTGTGCGCCGCCCTTTTTGCTAATCGCTCACTCTCCCGCGCCCTCGGGTCGTCGTTCGGGACCGCCGAGGGCTCGTCGCGGGAAATCGCGGTGTCGCGGCCGGTCAGGCTCGCATTGTCACGCGGCGATGGAGGTTCTCAGTGAGGCGCGCGCCCACCTGGTTTGCTGCCACTCCCGCTTCAGGAGGCGGTAGATGACGGCATTCTTGCCGGGGCCGAAGCCATCGGTCGCCACACCCTCTCGCCGGAAGCCGAAGCGCTCGACAAAGGTCCGGCTCGGCGCGTTCGTCATCTCGACGACCGCCATGGCCCGGTTGCAGCCCAGCGTGTCGTACACGTAGCCCATCAGGTCCCGGATCAGGCTCGGGTGCAGCCACTTTGGCGTGTCGGCGGCGAAGCTTAACTCGATGCTCTGACAGTCCGGGTCCCAGTTGTGGTAGACCACGCCCGCGATGAGGACATTGTTGCGGTCGAGGACCCCGATGGCTTGGCAAAGCCCGAACGGGTTCAGGGTCCGGTTACGCTCCAGGCGCTTCGCGGTCAGTGGGATGCGCCAGCCCACCCATGCCGCCACTTCCTCGGCATGACCGTACAACAGCTTCAAATCAACGCTCCCGCTTCATAGGTCAGGTCGAAGCCGACGCATTGCACCTCCACGTCCAGCGGGAGATTCGGGCGCGTCAGGATGTGGTCGGTTCCGCCCGGCCCCACCAGCAGCAGGGACGTCAGGTCTTCCGTCACCGACACGCGGTCCACGTCGTTGGCGCCGGTCAGGCTCACCCTCATGCGGGGGCTGAGCGCGTAGCCAATCCCCGAGGCCCCGGTCCAATCCTGGCGAACCACATTGGCGTCGTCGGGCGAAATGTCCCCCGGCGTGACCGTCGTCTGAATATCGGTCGGGATAGTGTTCTTGTCGTAGTCCGTCACCACGTCAAGCGCGGGGCGGACAATCGACGGCGCGTAGAGCTGAGCGCGCACCAGCTTGGCGCTCTTGAGCATGGTGCGGTTGCCGAAGTCCTGAAACGCCGGAAGGATGTCGCCAACGATGGTGACGGAATTGTCGGACGCGCCCTGGTCCCACTCATAGACCCCGAGCGTGGAACCGAAATAGATCGCGCCGTTCGCCGTGGCCCAGCAGAAGGCGTCGATGCCGGTAAAGCGGCACCATCTGCCAGTCTCGGTGCAGCGCACAAACTGTTGAGAGGTCGAAAGCTCCGCGGTCGGGACGTTGACCACGATCAGGCCCCCTCGCCCGGAATAACTCGTCACCGACCAACCGAAGTTGGACCCATAGGAAGCCGCCGCCGCCGCGAAGGCGTTCGTCACGTAGCGGGAATAGGAGTTGGTGCGCTGCTCGTCCTCGGAGAGACGAAGCGCCTGGGTCAGCGACAGAAGCCCAGCCTCGGTGAGCACCAGAGCGTCCGTGCCGTGCTCTAGGAGGCAGCGGTCCCCGATAGGCTTCGGCAGGCTGTAGACGCCCACCAGGCTCCAGTTGTTCGCGTCGGACGGGTCCGTGCCCTGGTAGAGCGCAACCTGTCCCTCGCTGGTCAGGTAGGCCGCGTAGTCGTCAGGACCAATGCCGCCATCAAGCGTCAGTCGCGCCAGTCCCACGAGCACGCCGCCCTTGGTGAAGATCGGGCCGAGATCCAGAAGCCCAGAAGACCCCGCGATGGCGTTCACCGCGAGATACCAGACCCGCAGGGTGTCCTTCTCAGCGAAGTGAAGGCGCGCCTTGTGCGCCATGACGTACTTCAGGTTCGACGGCGTTAGCGTGATCGCCCCGGAGGTTCCGGTAATGGCCGTGGTCGCGAACGAGGAGCCATCGTATTTCAGCGGCGTGTTAGAGCCGTTCACGAGGATGGCGAACCGGCCGGCGTCGTTGGCGAAGTTGGTATAGTTCCACTTTGCCGAGGCTGCGGAGGCGTAGGACGCCGCCGGCAGCGCGCCGGAGGTGGTCACGTCGTAGATATTCGCTCCCGCGCAGGCGAACAGCTTGTCGCCCGACGCCGCACCGCGCCAGGCCACCAGCGTTTCCACCGGATCGGCAGTGCCGGAAACCTGCTCCACGAAGCCGCGCCGGAGCTGGAGATAGCCGCCGCGCGGTATCCAGTTGTCGAGGATGACCGCATTGGCCTTCGGCATGGTCGGAAGCGAGGAGTCGGTATCCCAGCCGCCAATAGGTGCGGGGATCGAGACGGCCATCGCCGTTCTCGCGCCGGCCCGGTTCTGACGCATCGGCTGGCGCACGTCAGATCCCGAACCCGCCCTCAGGCAGGTTGTAGCGCGTCAGGTCTTCCAGATAGCGAGGACCGCCCGCATCGAGCATCGTGGCGCCGCCGTCTTCCCCGAGAGCCGCCATGATCTCGCGTTCGGCCGTTTGCATGTCTTCGCCGTACTCCAGGCCCTTGGCCTGCTTCCAGCGCCACTTCAGGTCGAGGGTCAGAAGCTCCTCGTCCAGATAGGTCGTGTCGTCGTCGGAGGTGAATTGCGCCTTCGCCACGCCAGCCGAGGACTTCGCCCAGTAGGACGAGACGTATTCGTAGGCGATGGTGTCCCCGGCGTCGGGCGTCGGGTCCATCAGGAAGGTTCCGGCGCGCTCGCGGTAGGCGAGGTACGGCGCGACCAGGGACGGCCGGGCCTTCTGCGCCTGGTACTGCTGCGGCGTCAGCGGGCCGATGAGCTTGCGCTGCTGGGTGCGGTTGAAGAAGCTGTCGGGGACGAACTTGGCGAAGTCGGTCGGGATGGGCGTGTTGGTCTGCGTCTCGGCCGCGACCGTCACAAAGGTCCATTCGGCCATCAGCGATTGCCAGCCGATGTCGCCGCGCTTGGCCATGGCGATCCCGGCCTCGTTCAGCAGCCCGAAAAGCTGACGCACGTTTTGGTCCGTCGAGGTCACGACGACAGATGGGCGCGCCAGCGACAGGCGGTCGCACGCTGCCTGAATGATCGACAACACGCTCATTGTGCGGCGACCACCTTAGGAGGCCGACCCCGGCGCTTCGGCGCATCGCTGACCACGGCGGCCGGCGCGGTATCCTGAGGGCTCGCCTCGGGCTCAACCGGAACGGCGCTCTCGGCGGCCTCCGCTTGAGACGAGGGGCGCTCCAGCGTCGCGGTAAACCGCTCCCACGCTTCAGGATGGTTCTTCGCGTCAGCCTCGGTCGCTTTGCGCGGACCCAGCACGTTCGTCGGGTCGATGACGAAGGCGAACATCACCTCGCCATCAGCGACGTGGAAGTGCGGCCCGATCTGCGGAAGAACGTCACGCTCTCTCGGGTGCATCAGTCCGCCTTGTCCGACGCGGCCTGGGCCGCCTGCTTCGCCATCTGCTCTTGAAGGAGCTTCATCTGCTCCTGCATCGCCGCCATTGTGGTGCGCAGTTCGTCGTTCTCAGCCGAAAGCTTTTCCATCGGCGCGGTCGAGGCGGCGGCCTCAAGGAAGCGCCGGGCCTTGTCCCGCAGGCTGAACCCGCCCATCGGAACGACGCGCATCAGGGCCTCGTCAGGCAGGGCGGCGAGCTGTTCCACCGTGCGGACCTTGGCGTGCTTCAGCTCCTCGGCCTGGGATCGGTTGATCGCCGGCCACTCCCCGATGGGCGTGCCCTCCTCGGGGATTTCCTCATTGGCCTTGAACGCGGCGTACTCGCGCGGCCACCGGGCCTTGTCGGAGGCGTTCACTGGCCGATCCGAGATCGTGCCCCGGTCGCCGGGAACGTGGATCTCCACGAACTCCACCTCATCGAAGATCGGGCGACCCTCAAGGTTGGATTTGAAGTTGTTCTGCACGGCGCGCATGTAGAAGCGCGGGCGGGAGAGGTCTTGCTCTCCGCCCTTCGGCGGCAAGATGAAATCAGGTGTCTCGCTCATTTGGCGTCCTTAGTGATGGTGAGGCTCGCTTCGCCAGACAGGAACAAAGCGGCAGCGACGAGAGCGAGGATCGCGGCCACGAAGTGACCAAGGATGGCCGCCACGGCAGCCATGGCGAGCGCCGTGACACCGATCACGGCGGATGCTTTGTTGACTGGTTTCATGATGTTCTCCGAAAGACTTTATCGTTCCCGATGCGCGCCACTTCGCTGTAGCCGCGCTCTGCAAGCCACCGCTGGATCTCGCCGTCCGGGATGCCGAAGTGCCGGTGCAATCCCTTGTCCTCGATGGCTATGGTCGGGCTGAACTTCTCGATGGTGCCCTCCGCGCCCTTGAGCATGAAAAGCTCCGAGCCCTCGACGTCACCCCAGATGCAGTCGCAGGCATCCAACTCCAGCTCATCAATCGTCCAGACCGGGGTTTCCCCCTTGTCGAACGTCACCTGATGGGCGCCGCAGTTGTTGGCGTTGAAGATCAGCGGCCGGCAGGAGCCGAGCTTTTCCCCGAAGGCCGCCCGCAGCGCCGTGACGCGCTTCTCGGGGTCGTGGGCCTGTAGGTTCAGTTCCAGGCAGTCGTAGTTCGTCGGCTCGGGTTCGGCGGTCCAGACGCGCTTGAAGTGCTTGGCGAGGGCAATGGGGTACGTTCCGACATTGCCGCCGGCTTGCACCATAGCCTCGCGCCCCACGATGTGCGGCAGCAGCGCGGCGATGGCCGGTGCGCAGTCACCCACGATCACCGGCCGGGCGTCCCGGTCAGCGGCGGGCCACCACAGGTCGCCGATACGGACCATGACGTCGCTCATGCCGCCCTCTCCTCTTCCCGCAGCTTGCGGGCGATGTCGGGAATGAGGCCGCGGCCTTTGACGTGGACGGTCACGGGCTCGATCTTGTCGGGCATCGGCGCGAAGACCTTCAGGTCCCGCCAAGTGCCCTGAAATTCATTGGCCTGTCGGATCATCCAGCGAGCGCACAGGTAGCGCTTCTCGCCCATCGCCACCTCTAGCGCCTCGTCGTGGTCGTTCAGGGCCTGGGCGTAGGCGTGGTGCGCACCGTCGTCGGCAAAGCTGGAGTCGATGCCGTACATGTGCAGGGTGCGAAAGCCCGAGAAGGCCGCGAGCCACATGGTCCTGAGGCCCACGGTCGAGCCCCCCGGAACGAGGATCACCGGCTTGCTGTCCCGGTAGGGCTCCAGCATCTCCCACAGGCGGTCATAGCCGCTGTCGTAGCCGTTGTGCCAAAGGACGGTTTCGAGGCCCAGCTCGGCGGCGAGATCGAAGACGCTCGGGTCGCACTGGCTGGCGATCATCCAGCGCATGGCCTTCGGGGCGCCATTGAGGAACTCGGCGTTCTGAGGCCGCGCATCGAGCATCACGTTGACATCGGGCGTGATGCCGCGCTGGTGCAGGAACCGCCAGGCGTTATTGACGCTGACGATCCGCGCGCCCCGCCTGCGATGGGCGCGGATCTCAGGGAGATAGTCCTTCATCGACGGCGAGCCGCACACGATGACGCAGGATCGGCCCTCGTTGCGGAAGCCGGTGAACCAGTCGAGGTCGCGCTTGGAGTTCACCTCGACGTTGGCGAGGCGTTGCTCCTCGGAGGTGTTGACGCCCTTGATCTCGGGAAAGGATGTGAACCCGCCTACCCGCCAGATATTCGGGACCCAGCCGTCCGTGACTTCCGCCGGCTTGGGAGATCCGTGGAAGATGACCGCCTTGCACTCGTTGGGCGGCCAATCGCGAGCGGCGCGGTAGGAGACGAACCAGTCGCGGGGGAACGTCGGCCAATCCGGGGCGCACTTCGTAATCCAGTGCTGGTCGCCCGCGTTGATCTGGCCCCTCGGAAGGAGCGCTTTGATCTCGGGCTCGGCCTCCCGCGCGATCTCGTCGGCGGTGAAGTTGTACCAGATCTGGCCGTGCTCTCCGTGATCCCAGACCATGACGGAGCTGTTCCGCATGGGCCAATGAGGGTCATCCATAATCCCCTTGCGCTCTACGAGGTCTTCCAACCGGCCGGTGATCGCCACATCGAGATCGAAGTAGACGCAGCGGTCGCCTTGCGCCCATGGCATGGACGGAGAGAACAGGCGCACCTTCTGCCACCAGCCGGGAAGCGCCGGGTCGGCCGGAATGGCATAGACCCCCTCAGGCAGCTCGTCGGCACGATCCGTGACGCACCAGAAGGCGCAGTCGTGGTCCATGTTGCTGCTGTTGCGCAGCACCATGTCACGAAGGATTTCGACGTAGCTCATCGGGTACTTCGGCCCGACGTTCACACAGACGAAGTTGACGCGGCTCGGCGCGGCGGCGTCAGCCACGGCTTGAGCGGCGGCAGGATGAGGAAGGCCGCCCATCACCAAGTCCCCGAGGCGCCACCGCCCCCGAAGGAGCCGCCGCCGCCCATGAAATCGCCGCCGAGGAGATTGGAGCCACCAAAGTGCGAGAGGTCGAACCCGTCATCGCGCGAAAGCCAATCGGTGCGCTCTGCCTCGACCGTCCCCGGGGCTTTCGCTGCTGCTGCCGTGGATGGCGGCCGATAGTCGAGCTTCAGGGCGAATAGACGCCACCCCAGAGCCGTCTGAAGCATGGCCGCTTGCTCGGTCCCGACTTCCGCTTTCGCAAGCTCCTCGATGTCTTCCGCGACGTGGTATGCAGCTTCCGCCACGCGCTTGACCGCTTCCGACGTCGCACCGCTCAGCGCCATCGCCGGCCCAAGATCGGAGGAGTTCATTCCTTCACCCACGGCGGCACATCCACGCCCACCCACTTGAACCCGCTAGCCCGAATGAAGCTCTCCGAGCCATGGAGGCGGATAAAGGCCCCCGAGGCGCTGACCTGATGGACCGTGTGGCGGTCGCCCGGCTCGATGACACCAAGCTCCGTCTCGCGGCGCTCTGTGGCTTCCACGATGTCGTCCGGGCGAAGCATCAATTCAGCTTCCCCGGAATGATCAGCTTCTTGGGCGCAGAGCCCATGAGCTGGCCCTTGCGCTTGGAGGCATCGAAATAGCCCTTCGCCGCCTTCAGCATGGCGAAGGCTTCCGCTTCGCTCGCGGGGACCGGAACGGCGTCGGTCGGGATGATCCGAAAGCCGTTGTCGCGGAGCCATTGCGCATGCGCCGCGATGTGCTCAGCGGCGAACTCGATCAGGGCTTCCCGCTCCTCGTCGGTCAGATCCGACCAGAGAGCGTCACCCTCTTCGATGCCCGACGTGTAGAGCCGTTCGGCAATGTCCAGCGCTGGGTTCGCCAGCGGGCGGGACGGTGCGTGGCCGTTGATGGCCGTCATGTAACCTAGCCCCAAGCTAGAGCCCGATGCGGGCCTGACCTCATGGTGAGGCCGCCAGGGGGTCGCTCAGCGGAGCGCGCATAAAGAAAGGGCGGCCCGAAGACCGCCCCTTCCCTACGCTACTGGAACGCCGGTTAGGCGAGCGTGGTACGCTTGACGAAGAAGTACTGGTTGGCGACGGCGCCAGAGGGCACGTTCGCCGTCCAGCCAGCCGAACCGGAGTCCGTCGAGGCCGAGCCCGCTGCACCGATGATGCAGGTGCCCGTCGAGGAGATCGTGCCGTGCGCCTTGACGTACAGGTAATCGTGGCCGTCGTTCCCGAAGAAACGGGTCAGGGCCGCGAAAGCCGGCGTCGAGGTGGCGGTGGCGCCGAGCTTGACGCCCAGAGCCGAGCCGGTGGCGAAAACAGTCGTAGAAGCAGCCATGTCTCAGACCCTCCTTAGGTCTGATCGGCGGGAGCCGAAGCCCCCGCCAAAGGTTGAAGACCCGGTTAGGTCTGGAAGAGGACGCCTTGCAGCTCGGCGTTCGAGAGGGTCATGTTGCCCATCCAGATGATGAGCTTGACCATCGCGTCCTGGTTGATCGAGTTGACCTGATCCAGGGGGACCATGTTGCGGTCCCGGTGCGGCTGCCAGAACACATAGGACGTGTTCAGCATGTACATGTGGTTGGTCGGGCAACCGCCGCCGATGCCGCCGTCGAAGACGACATCCGCGCCCATGTACTTCAGGGTCTGGAAGCCGGCCTGGGCCATCTCGTCGGAGGTGATCCGCTGGATGGCTTGCAGGCTCTGGAGGTAGAAGTTGTAGTAGTTCGTGTCCGCGATGATCAGGTCCGGCCGGTCGGTCTGACGCGAGCAGCTCTGATACAGCGCGTTCATGTACTTCTGGATGTTGGCCGACGAAGCCGCCGAGCCGCCATCCGTGGTCGCCTGGTACTTCTGGTTGCGCCAGAAGGTGTAGGTCGCGCGGTTGATGCCGCCGACCGTGCCCGTGGTCGGGGCGTCGGCCACCAGAAGCTGAAGACCGCCGATCTGCTTGCCCGAGGAAGCCGTCCCGTCCGAGTACATGTCCTGGGACAGGTTGTTTTCCATGGTCTTCTCGGCCACCTCGATACGGTTTTCGAGAAGGTCGAGAACGGCGTCCTCACCCGAGTTCTGGTATTGCTCCAGACCCGACATGGTGACGGCGACGGAAGCCTGCTTCCACGAGAACTCGGCCGCGCTCAGCACGTCGGAGGGGCTCGTGTTCAGGATCTCGTACCCGCTGTAGCGCTGGAAGGTCGAGTTCTCGGCGTAGCTCAGCTCGCGCACGATGGTGCGACCGCCGGAGACCGGCTTCACGCGACCGCGCTTGTTCAGGCGGTAGAGCAGAGCATTGTTCTTGCTCATGTTGTCCGCCACGACGCCGCTGCGGTTGCGCAGCGTGGTCGTGACGATTTCGTCAAGGCCGGGAGAGGCCATGTGTCACGCTCCTGCCTCTCGCGCGGAGAGGCCGTAGCGCGCGACTACGCCCTGGATTCTACGAGCCGCTTGGCCGCCAGGAGGTCTTCGCGCAGGTTTCCGGTAGAGCCCGGAGCCGGCGCGCTGGCGCCGGGTGTGGGGGCTCCGGTGACGGACCCTGCTGCCTTGGCCGCGGCTTGCGCCTTGGCCTTCTGCTGTTCTTCCTGCGCCTTCTTGGCCTGCGCTTCCTGAGTGGCCTTCGCCGCATTCTGGGTCTGAGCCTGAATGAGGATCTCGCGGGTCTCGGGGTGCGCCCACACGGCCATGTCGTAGGCGTCTTGGAGCGTCTGGGCCTGACCCGTTTCCAGATACTTCGCGACCATCGGACGGACGTTCTCGAAGTAGATGTTGGCGGGGTTGGCGGCGAACGCATCCACCTCGGCCTGCGCCTGGGCGAGCTTTTCAGCCTCGGAGTGCTGGGAGAACTGTTGCAGTTGCTGTTGCAGGGCCTGGACCTGCTGTTGGAGCGGGGTCAGAACGGCCGCAAATTCCGGCTGAGCGGTCGGGGCTTGCTGGCCCTCCGCGCCGGTCAACTGCGGCGACTGTCCGCCTCCGAACTGTCGCAGATCGACGCCATACGAGCGGGCCAGGTACTGGATGCCGCCCACGGGGTCGCGTTCGAGATAGTCCTGTGCAGCGCACAGGGTTTTCAGGAACGTGAACTCGTCAACCCCTTGAAGGTCGAGCTTGTCCTTACGAGGCGCCATGATCTCGTCATAGCGGTTGAGCCGTTCGCCTTTCCTGCCCCACTCGGCCTTGGCGTTCTGAACCGTGTCCTCAAGCTTGTGGAAGGCTTGCTGCACTTCCGGCTTGAGGTCGGCCCATTGCGCCTTCACGGCTGCGGGCAAGGACGGGGGAATGCGGATCGGCTCCTGGGGAGCTTCCGCAGCCTCCGGCTTTGCGGTCTCGGGTTCTTTCGGGGCCTCCGGCGTCGCGGCGGCTTCGGCCGCGCCTTCCGGGGCTTGCTGTTCCTTGGCCTTGAACCGGCCGTTCTCGTCGCGGTCGGGCGACGGCGGGGCTTCGGCCTCTACCTGGGCCGGGGTCTCTGCCGCCGGGGCTTCGGGGGTCTCGATCTCGGCCGGGACCTCCGGCGCATCGAGGCTTTCGCCCCGGAAGGCCGCCTGGAGTTGTTCGCGAAGCTTGCTCACCTAGCAGCCCTTCAGTTGTTGAAGCGTCTGACGGAGAGTTTCGCGGACTGGCGGCCTGGGGCTCGCGGCACGGGACACGCTGTCGTTGCCCAGCTCGTAGCAACCCCTGGCGCGAAGTTCCCGGCGGTAGGCGCTCTTGGAATCGTACATGCGGCCATCCGCCATCGAGCGGATCGGGTCCATGCTGTCCGAGATCACATAAAGGCCGGCATCATCGCCTCGATGCCCGAAGTGTCCGGCGCACGCCTCCGGCCACGCCTCGTTGAGGTCGTGGAACTCGTGACACACGCGGCAAAGACGGGATCGCGCCATGCTTTCAGTCTGCTCTCCTGCCGCTAGTGTGCAGGCGAGTGGAGACCGCTCAGCGAGGCGCTAGAAGGTTGGAGCCCGGCTGAGGAATTGAACCCCAATCTCGGCCGTACGAAGGGCGCGTTCTGCCGTTGAACTAGCCGGGCATTGGGGAAGCGGAGGGTGGTTCAGGCGCTAGGGTTCGAACCTAGACGGGCAGAGTCAAAGTCTGCTGGCCTACCAGTTAGCCGACGCCTGATCGTGGCGTGGTCTGCGTGAGAGGACTTGAACCTCTGACCCCCTGCTTCCAAGGCAGGTACTCTACCAAGCTGAGCTACACGCAGGCTCGCGCGCGCCCCGCTTGGGGACGCGTTATGTTCGGCGCTGTCGCGGTCGAAAGGTCATTGCGGAACAATAGCAGAAACAGCTTGAATCGCAATGTCTTTTCGCCTACGGTCCAGATATGACGCTTGCGCCCGCCATATCCCGATGGCCCCTCGCCCGAATGCGGCGAAGGATGACGCACGCCTAGCGTTGGAGCCCATCGCCGCGACTTCACATGGGTGAAGCATTGTGGCGATGCATCGGTCTCCAAAACCGCCGAGGGCAGTTCGATTCTGCCCACCCATGCCAATCACAGCACCGTAGCTCAGAGGTAGAGACGCCCGCTCATAACGGGCTGGTCGATGGTTCGAATCCATCCGGCGCGACCACGGCGACGTGTTGAAACCGGAAATCATGCGGTGTTCCGAACGCCGCGTTGGAGGTTCAAGTCCTCCCGTCGCTGCCATTTCCGGGGCGTAGTGTAACGGACAGCACAGCGATCTTCTAAATCGCAGAGAGCAGGTTCGAATCCTGCCGCCTCGGCCAATCCCTTAGAAGCTCACGCTCGGTGGCGTGATCATCGGCCCATTGGGCTGGAACGGCGTCTGCGCCTGCGGGGCGCCCATGCCCGGAAGGCCCTGCATCATCTTCTGGAAGCCGGTCATGGCGTTCTGTGGAGCGCCCATCAGGTTACGCCCCGCCTGCATGAATTGGTGGCCGATGAACGAGCCGTCCGGGTTCGCTTGGTGAAAGGCTTTCGCCTTGTCCATGAACGCCTTCATCGTCTGCGGATCGGGCGTGTCGAAGGTCGGCGTCGCGAACTGCGTCGATTGGTTCAGAGCCTGGGCAAGGTATTGCGACTGGTTCATCCGTCTCTCCTATCGAAGGGCCGCAAGCCACGCTTCGCCGTTGGTCGTCGCCCCGAAGGTCCAACTCACATTCCCCGCGGTCGGGTAGGAACTTGGCGGGTCGTAATCGGACAGGCGAAGGGAGCCGAAGACCGTTCCGGCGACCGACTCCCGCGTGTTCGTCACTGTCGGCCCCGTGGGGGCGCTTGAGCCCTGATGGAAGCAGCCGGCCAGAACCCCGCTCTCGCTTCCGTTCTTCACGAACCCGGAGACCGTTACGCCGGTGGCAGAAGCGGCCTTCGCCGTGGTTTGCAGGATGGCCGTGGTCGGGCCGCGATAGATCCCATAGGCGGTGATGCAGCCGCCGGCCGTGTTGACGCTTACGCTGCCGGTGGAAATGTCACCGGAGGTCAGGGCGCGGTAGTAGAGCGCGCCGTTGAACCCGTCCCACGGCGTCCGAGCCGGCATGGCCTGCGCCGTGTAGCCGGTGACGTCCACGCCCTGGTGGGTTTTCCAGATGACGCACAGGTCGCCCGCCTGGGCGCCGCTGTAGGACACCGAGAACGTGCCGTTGGAATACCCGCCGCCCCCGCCAACGAAGGTCGCCGCGCCCGCGCCGCCCTGCCCCCACAGCGAGGCAAGCTTGATCGCTATGCTCATGCGAACGACAAGCCGCCCACCGAGCCATAGACCGTCGTCCCGCCGTCGAAAGTCACGAAGCCGACCAGGTGGATTCCGTTCGGAAACGTCGGAGTGACGCCGCCCGGCCACTTGACCGCCGCCGGCCAGGTCGGGGTCGCGCTGGAGCTGACCGTCAGCAGGAGCAGAAGCCCCTGGCCCTTGCTCGACGTGATCCCGGTAAAGGTGAAGGTCGTCCCCGCCGAGATGGATTTGGTCTGATACTCGGCCACAGACCAATCAATGGACGTCGCCGCGATGGCCTGGACGTTCTGGGCCACCGAGCCCGAGAAGGTCATGCCGCCTGTGATCGTCGGAGCGCTGGACGCCGCAGCCCCGAGGTTGGTGCGCGCCGTCGTGGCGTTGGAGACCTCGGAGAAGTTGTTGGCCACCTGGAAGACGGCGCCCGAGCCCAGCAGGGCCGCAGACCCAAGTCCGAGGTTGGCCCTAGCCGACGACGCGGAGTTCAGATCCGATAGGTTGTTGGTGACGGTGAGGTAGGACGAGCCCAGCGCCGTGATGACGAGGTTCTTGAACGTCAGGAAGGTCAGCTTCTTGAGCGGGCCGCCGGTCGGATAGATGGCCAACAGGTCGGCGTCGGACGCCGTTGTCGTGCTCGTGAGCTGGGAATAGTCCTTGTCCGCCATGGGCCGAGTGTGGCCCGGACGGTAGGGCTCTCAGCGGCGCGCTAGGGCGAGTTCTTGATGATCGCGTAGTTATAAGTGCTCGTATCTCCCGCCGTCCCCGCGACAGTGAAACCGGTCGCGGCCGTGATGGTCTTGATCGCCGGAACCGCCCCGACCGTGCCGCCGACCGTGTTCAGCGAAATGATGATCGCGTCGGAGATGGCCACCGACGTATTGCTGACGGTGACTGGCGTCGCTCCGTTCAGCACGAAGGTTCCCACCGGGCCGTTGGCGCCCTGCTTAAGGGTTCGAAGCCCCGTCACCGTGGTTTTCTTGGTCGTCCCGCCCTGGACAACAGGAACGCTCTCCGTCCCGTCCAGCGTGGATGCGGAGGAAAGCGCCGATATCTTTGTCATGGATCTAGCTCCAGAAGCGCTCCGGCCTCGGTCTCCAGCGGCACATACAGCTCATCGGTGATGTCGGCCGCGGTCAGCAGGTTCAGGGCGTCCCCGACCGAGCCGAGCAGCGCGTTGAGCTGCTGCTGGAAGCTCGGCAGGGACTTGATTGCGGGGATCGCATAACCAGCCATGCGTCAGATGATGGCCGATAATCTCAGGCCCTCAGGGGAACGCGCGACCTTGACTTTAACCACGCTACTCGCCCTAGTTGCGGGCCATGACTGACTTGACCGCGGCCGAGAGCCACTTCGCGTTCGGCGAGAACTGGAAGTCGTTCCTCGGAACCTTGGACGACGAACGGATCACCCAGGCCGAGGCTGGGCTTCGCAGGCTATTTCCGGGCGGCGAGCTTAAGGGGAAGACCTTCCTCGACATCGGCTCGGGCTCGGGGCTCTCGTCCCTTGCCGCCCTGAAACTCGGCGTGAAGTCCCTCGTCGCAACCGACATCGACCGCCACTCTGTCGAGGCGACGGCCGGGCTACTCTCGCGCCTTGCCCCTGGCGGTCCGTGGGCGGCCGAGGAGCGCAGCGTCTTCGACCTCGCGCCTTCCGATGGCCGGTTCGATGTCGTCTATTCGTGGGGCGTCCTGCACCACACGGGCGACATGTGGCGGGCCGTCGAGACCGCCGCCTCGATGGTGAAACCCGGCGGCCTCTTTGCCGTGGCGCTCTACCGGAAGACCGGGATGTGTGGCTTCTGGAAGATCGAGAAGCGCTTCTACTCTCGTGCGCCTCGATGGGCGCAAACGCCGATCCGATGGGCCTACATGAGCGCCCGCTTCGTGACCGACTTCATTCGCTTCAAGCCGATCATCCGCACCATTCGCAATTACCGAAGCCAGCGGGGGATGAGCTGGTCGCACGACGCGCACGATTGGCTTGGCGGCTATCCTTACGAGTCCGCCGCGCCGCCCGTGATCCGGGAGAGGATCTCGGCCATGGGGTTCTCGCTTGAGCGGGAATTCCTGCGCCCGGCTGGATTGGGCCTTTGGGGCTCCGGCTGCGACGAGTTCGTGTTCAGGAAGCGCTAG